TCAGAGGGAGACCTGCCTTTACTGTATGTTGCCATCTATTAAGAAGTTTTTCAAAGAGCTTTGCTATGAGTGTTTACTGATAGCGTTGATTCTACTTATTTATAGCGTGGCAGCGTTAGCACAACCACTTGGGCTAGATGAAGAGTTACGTCATCTCTGGGATACTAGCCTTGTTACGGTGATTGCTTTATCCGTACTCGGAGGTATTGTAGGGCTGTTAGCACGCATGCAGGATAAAGCGTGGCGAGATGAAGCAAAATCAGACGGAATGTTTTTGACCGTTGTAGCTGAACTCTCAGGCTCTATTTTTATTGGCATTTTAATTTTCTTTGGGTCTATCCATTACCAATGGACCAACTATATGACCGTTGTCTTTGTACTTCTAGGCTCGTGGTTAGGTACGAAAGCGACTCGCTTGTTGGTGGTATGGATTCGTGAAAATAAAGCCAACCTTATTTCACTATTAGGAGACAAACGTGAGTAAGTTACGTCAAGAGATAGCCTCGCAACGACGCACCTTTAAATTCGAATTGTCATGGATGGTAGGCATTATCCTCATCGTACTTAGCGCCGTGACATTCCACAACACCTATCGCACTGAGCGAATCATCACCATTACGGCTCAGGCCAGGGAAGAGCTAGAAACAGCTATCGACTTTGCCAAACGCCGTATCGACACTACAGAGCGTCGCACTGACGCCATGTACCAATCCCTTGAAGAACTCCACCGCAAACTTCACACCATTGAGGGTTTGCTCCGTGGCACACAACCACCCCTAATGAGGGGCTACAAGACCCCCTAATAAACCCCTATAAAAATTAGCAAAACCCGCATGAATAGGGCGTAGTGGTACGATTTGTTACGCTTTATGCACTCCATAATTGGCTCATCATAACGAGGAGCTTTTTATGGCAAATAACTGTTGCGTGCAGCCTAAGCCACCATCAGTTCTGGACGGGACGGTGCTAAATAACGTTACCGTATCAACTGGCACTATCGGTAGCGGCGTAAAAATTGATGCCCCTGCCACACCAAAAGGGACAGCAGGTGGCGATTTAGCAGGTTCTTACCCTAATCCACAAGTCGTTAAATCGACCAATCAAACACTAACCACCCCAACAATTAAGGGTGGCACTACTTACGACCAAGCGGCTCAACAATCAATTATTGATTTCATTAAGACTGCCGTAGCGGTCGACTCTCCCTTACGCACTGAACTATTAAAAATGTTCGTCAATGCCGTGCTTGACGATGAGGACGTATTAGCCGCTTTAAAAGCGTGCGTTATTGCTTCCATCAATCGTTGCGATGGCACACCTCATGCTGTGGGCGACCACATTCCTACCTGCGACGAGATGACAGCTTTAGTTACAGCTGAAATCAACGCTATTAAAGGTAAAGAGACATCCTTTACGCCTACCGTCACCACACAAGATTCCCTCCCTACAACCGTTATCGGTACGCGCGACCAGTTACTTGGCAAGCCAGCAGGCTACCTAAGTTTTGGTGGCAAGAACGTGCCTTACTTCTAGAGGTAGATATGAAACAAGCAAAAGACTTTACCAGCACCTTTGCGAACGGGCAGACAGCTAAACGAGGGGATCGCGCAGCGAAAAACTTCGTTGGTGGTGGGTTTGATCCTATGCGCACTTATCCAAAAACAATCAAGCCGACAGCACAGACAACGCCACTAGGTGGCAGATTCAAAGGCAGTAATACATCTGGTGAGTTCCCTAAGAAATTTAACCGTGGGGCGTTCCGTCCAACAGGCACGACCAACATGGACTACACCGGCCGTCGCAAGCCCTCTAAGAATTTTAGTGGGATGTAGATGAAGAAATTTTCTCAACTGTCAGACGATGCCAAACAAGCCATGGCATACCTCGCACGAAACCCAGCCGCTATGGACGGGATTATCAGCATCTTGCAAGAAGAGCGAAAGCTAGAGTCTGACCGCTATGAGATAGCCAAAGATTTCTTAGTCGCACAGGGAGATAACCGTCCTGTGTGCCTACAGCTAAAGGGTCGTTTATCGGCATTAGACGACGTTATCAGTTTATTCAATCAATCAAGGAAGATATAGATGGCACAAGCTATACCTAACCATGCACCGCATCCAGCAGCACGAGATATTCCACCTGATTTAGATACACCAATCCAATCGGTGGCATCGGTACAACCTGTCCAGCAAGTACCTCAACAAGTACCTCAGCAAGTACCTCAACAAGTACCTCAACAAGTACCTCAACAAGTCGTACAACCTCAGCCTGTGCAACAGCCTGATTATAGGCAAATCCGTGCGTACTACGCCAAGCAAGAAGAGCAGGCGAATAGTCGCTTTGAAGCACAGCGTCAAGATTACGAAAGTCGCTTAGCTCAGCGTGAGGAAGAACTTGCCAAGTTACGTGAGCAGGTAGCCATTAATGAGCGTGAACGTTCAGAAGCCGAGCTAAAAAACCTATTGGCTATGAAAGTAGACGACTTAGAGTTTGTTACGCCAGAAGCAGCGGCAGAAGTGAGAGACAAGATGATTGCCCCTGCCATTGAGAAGATGCTAAAGGCGACAGATGCACGACTTAAAGATGCTCAAGCGTTAGCTAATCGTGCGATGGAAGCTAATACGTCAGCGACAAAAGCATGGCAAGAGGAGCGTACAGCAGACCGTCTAGCCAAAACAAATTCAGCCCTTATGGCGCGTCACCCTGACATTCATGAGGTGATTAAGACACCTGAGTATGGTCAGTTCATTTCTCAGACTATCCCTGGAACGATGACGACTTACGGCGAGCAACTCACTCGTGCGTACGAGGCAGGGAATGCTGACTACGTCAACTCAGTACTAGACATTTTTAAGGGTAACCAACCCTCACTAGAGAGCATTGCGATGCCAAGTGCCAACGGTGTGGCAAATACACCAGCAACAGGAGCAGAACCATCGTTCTCGTTCGATGACCTCATCACATGGCGTCATCAACTCTCAAATAAAGAAATCACTCACGACCAATACAACAAGCTCTTGGCAGCGTTTGACCAAGCACAGCTTGCAGGTCGTGTTCAGTAAAGGAACTTACTAATGACGGTAAGCGTTTTGGGCAGTGGCCCGATTAATAAAGGAGACTTGCTATGGCAGTAGCATCAGCTTCGGGTTTCGGTGGTTTAGAAAACACGCCACTAGCCCGTATTGGCTATCACAACAAGATCATCGCTCGTGGATGGGATAAAGAGTTTTTACCCTACATCACTAATACGAGTATTGATAGCCGCATTACAGCGTGTAATCAGATTGTCCAATTCACTAAGCAACCATTGGTTGGTGAATGGCGTACTTACGAGAAAAATCAGGAATTAGTGCCTGATTATGTATCACCAGAGGCGTTCTGCATGCAGATTTGTAATGCAGCGTATAAGTCACTTAAATTCGACAAGTTAGACATTGCTCGTATTTGTGATCGTTGGGCACCGTTTGAAGAGTCGTTCTTACAATCTGCTTACGAAGCGTTAGCAGAAATGTGGCGTAAGTATGTACTAACAGCCATGGTGTTAGAAGCAGACCCTAAAAACCGTGGTAATGCCGCAGGTTGCAACAAGAACATCAAGCTTGGTGCACCGAGTGCTCCTATCAAGATTACGTCAGAAAACTTCCACCGTGAGTTGGCGAAGTTAAAACGTGCTTTGGTAGAGTCTAAGCGTTGGAAAAATAACGAAATGTTCGTGATGATTCCATCATCACTAATGGAAGTTATCGTTGACAGCCCATACGCTAACGCACTTCAAATGGGTAATTGTGGCAATGATTGCTCAATCCTTATCACAGGTATGATGCCAGGTAAGATGCTTGGGTTTAACGTCTTTGTCGTAGATTGCTTACCACAAACAGTGGATAAGGCAACGGGCGAATTGAGTTACTACATCATCGCTGGTCATAAAGAAGCCTATGCGTTCGCAGGTGACTTGGTAGAGGGTGAATTAGTCCGTCCTCCACGCTACTTTGGTATTGAGTATCAAATGTTAGCTGTTTGGGGTGGTAAAGCCCTTTACCCAGAAGCGTTGGCAGTCGGTTACTGGTCATTATAATCAGGAGTAAAACATGGCTAATCCAATTAACACAGTAATGTTGTATCAAGGTGGCAACCCTCAGCCACAATTCCCAGCATGTGGCAACACACAACGTTGGGCTTGCCCATTACCTACACAGATTGCAGGCGAGTATGATCGTGGGTCATTCACGTTAGGTACCGTGTTGCAACCTGCGGCAATTCCATTCCAAGCAGGTAATTTAGATGGAGCGAAAGCAGGGGTTTCTGTTGGTCTACTTGTCGTGCCAGAGTTGCACTCATTTACGCAATTATTTGTGCATGTAGACCCTGATGCGCCAGCAGGTTTAGGTTGTTGCGGTGGTAATAGCAACACAATGGCAGGTGTGACATTTGAAGTTGTTGGCAAGTTAATCGATACCGTAGGGTGTGATGACTACGCTAGCATCGTTGACCGCTTTGAAGCAGGTGAAGATGTGACAGTGCCTGACGCCCTTAAAAACATCGACGCAAGCATTCGTGGTGCTTACCATGCGTTCTTAGATACAGCGACAACAACCTCAACGACAACAGAAGTTCCATCAGATGACCCGCTACGAGGCGACACTAATACAACAGTATCAACAACCACAGTGGCATCGGGTGCATTTGTTCCAGAGGCAAAGCCGTTATTCTAGGTATCAAGCTATTAACAGCACCAAACGGTGATGGTCTGACCTTGGCAGATATGACTGGTCGCATCTCCTTGGTGGTCAAAGCAGAAAACTTCGAATACCCAATCCACCTATAACTAGGTAGTAGGGCACCTCTTCGTCATGAGCCATGAGGGGGTGGTCCGTTTTTTAGGTAGCATATCATGCGTAAAGCACAAAGCGTTTGTAAATGTCGTGGCAAGTCAAGCAGTTTGCCAGTTACCCCATCTAAATCGTAAATTTTTCTAAGGAATCGTTATGGCACGAAACGTATTTCATAACCCAAATATCCCAGATGAACCACCACAACGTGAGTTCAACACCGCCCCTAAACCATTGCCTGTTTGTGAGTATCTTGTTGAGAAAGCCACTGGCATTGTTCACTACTACAGCGAAGAGTTAGCTAAGCGTAGTGATTTACTTGAGCCATACTATGGACCAGACCCTTTTGCCCCTGCAAAAGCCCCATCGGTACCAAAGGGCGTAGCATCGGCTTCACGCAGTAAGAAGTCAGCAGTACCACCTCCACCAGCACCACCAGTGCCACCTGAAGTAGACGAAGCGTTTACTGAGGCGTAATTATGAAGTTACGACAACTCATCGGGGCATTTAGACAAGACCTAAATGACGAGAACCCAGCAGGCACACTACCCAATCGTTGGACGGACGAGCAATTGCTTCGTTATTTCAATGAGGGCTTGTGCCAAGTGTTTGATTTAAAGCCTGAAGAGTATGTCGAGCCGATAGTAATGGAGTTGGATGTTGGGACCGTACAAAAGTTATGCAACTGCCACACGTTGACGAAGATTTTAGGTCAGACCGATGAGACGGGTGCCATTGTACGTCCCATTGCCAAATACGATGCTGGACTAGTTCAGCGTTGGAATAAACCAGTTTGTGTACCTGCCTACTCAGAATTTACGCTTAGAGGGTATACCTTTAGTGCGGCAGATAACGGGTACTTTAACGTTTATCCACCTGTGCCACCTAATGAGAAAGTGTACATTAAGGCACTATGTTCTAACCCACCAGACACCTTTACGATGGATGACTTAGACACTGAGGTGGATGACTGTCTAGGCGTTACCGCCGCACGTCAATGGGTGCTTTATTCTGCCTTAATGATGGACGATGAGAGCGATGCATCCATTAATGCCGCTCGAGTGCACCTAGAGTTATTTTTCAATATTCTAAAAGTTCAAATGACACAGCAACAGCTAGAGAAAGCTGGTGCCACTAATAAGTAAGGAGTGGTAGATGCAGATGGTGTCTTACAGCGAATTTGTCCCTGAGCTTAAATTAGCCCTTGGGGATATCCCAGACGATATAGCAGAAAACTACATTAGAGAAGCCGTTATCGCTTTTTGCGAACGCTCTCAAGTCCTTGTTCGTAAGGTAGAGATAGATGTTCAGGCAGGGGTAGGTGACTATCCCATTATCCCAGAGGGCTGTGAGCAGATTATTAGCCTACAACGAGTATGTGTAGGGTCACACTGCATTACAGACAGAAAAATTCTTTTAAGTTTTGAGCCCTGCGAGACAGGGTGTACCGTTCACGGCCACAGCGTTTGGTTTGTGCCACCAAACACGCTCAACTTACGTCCTATTCCTACGCAGGATAAAGCGAAAGCCATTATAGCGTTTGTGGCTGTGTCCCCATCACGAGACTCTTGCGAGTGCGACAGAATTATCTACGATCGCTACCATGAGACGGTGATTAACGGGGCACTGGCACGATTATACCTAGCCAAGACAACCCCTTGGCATGACCGACAATTAGCTGAATACCATCGTACGTTATTTGGAGCAGGCGTATCTGCTGCGGGTATGGATAGATTAACAGGTGGGGTACGAGGACCATTCGCTATGCGAGCACGACGAATTATTTAGGTGATGCGATGAGTAAGTGTATAAGCAAACGGAAAAAGTGTGAAGAGAAAGAAACGCCAGTCCCATTGCCACCATGTCAAGAGGTGGCTTTTTGTGCAGGAAACTATACCATCTCATTTGATGGTAGATGCTTACATAAGTCACCTAGAGCGTATCAAATTCCCAATGGCACTTACTCTACAGTAACGTTTGAAGATGGCTGTATTGTTGGCGTGGGGCAAGTGGCTCCTGCTCAGTATACGCCTAATGAATGTTGTGCGTCACCATCGGTTGATGGTTCGGATACCTCGTCTGACGTACAGGTATCTTCTGCCCCTGCGAATTTGTTAAAAAGAACCCCTGATGGCTGAGTGTGATACCCGTCTTTAGGGGGCAAGGTGTGTCTATTTCTGGGACAGGACAGCCAACAGACCCAATTATCATCTCAGTAGACCCAACAGATACCGCAGGGGCATATGCCATCTCGGCAGACCCAACCACCATAACAGTGACGGGCAAAGGTACCTCTATCCAAGACCCTATTACGATAGGGCTAAAACCAGTAATTACCGCAGGTAAGAAAGGCAATTTTACGATCAATAGCTACGGACAGATTATTGGGTATGCAGATACAGGCGAAGCAGTAGTCAACGTTGTTGGCGAGTCACCCATTAAAACTTCAAAGCTAGGGGATACCGTTAGAGTATCACTAGATATGGACTCATTATGGACACTGCTCAATTCTAGAGCTGCCGATGATGCCATTAATGGCATTGCAGCAGGCAGTTTCGAGACCAGAGACGGCAAATTAGTCAGCTATGACCGTCTAGGACGCATCGTTAGTGTTGAGAATATTCCTAAGACAGGTACTGATGATGGCGATGCAGGAGGAACTAACTAGATGGAGCTAAAGCACTTTCATGGTATCGCTCCTCGATACCCATCGCAGAACTTGCAGGGGGTTAGTGCCGAAGTAGCTGAAAATGTAAAGCTGTGGCATGGCACGCTTGCCCCATGGCGAGCTCCTAAACATATTAAAGATAGTACCCAGACCACAAAGACGATTTATCAGGTAGGGTGCTGTTGGTTTGAGTGGGATGCGTGTGTGGAAGTAGCAGAGTGGGTAGTCGATTGCCCACGGCTTTATGTAACTGGTGATGGGGATTACCCATATGTAATGGCACTAAAGGATGATTGCACTACAGGCTGTGCTGAGATGAGTAAAACTCGTCTTGGGGTACCTGCTCCTAAAAATAGACCACAGATGACTAGGCTACATATCCCTACGCCACCGAATGGCAAGGACAGCTTGCCACGTTCAGAGATGCGTGAGCAACGGGCGTATATCTATACCTATGTAAACTGCCTTGGGGAAGGAGAGTGCTCCATCTTTTGCGTCTAACGAACAAGATATTGATGATGGCGAGCCTGTTTCTATTACAGGGTTTTTAACACCCCCATCAGAGTTTGGCATCACGCATATCCGAATTTATCGTCGTGTGACAGGACATCGGTCAGATACTGAAGCGATGGGAGCAACGCCGCTCATGACAGATTTTTATCATGTTGGCACTATTGAGGTAGGTACAGCGACGTTTATTGACAAGGGGTTGAATATCGATACTCTTGGCGAAGCGTTAACTACCTTTGATGTCTTAGAACCTCCAGCAGGACTTCGGGGTATTTTAGCCGTACCGAACACACGCATTTTAGTAGGTTTTGATGGCAATACGCTGTGCTTTAGTATGAATAACCAACCTTACAACTGGCCAGAGTCTAGACGCTATAACCTAGATGACAACATTGTAGCTATTAGAGAGTCAGGTGGCATGCTGTATGTGATGACCGATGGGCATCCCTACGTGGTGGAGATTGATGCAGGGGATGATATCCGTACTTGCCAGAGCATTTTACGCTTGCCGACACCAATGCCGATGATTACGTGTTGTTCTGCGAAAGGAGCACTATCAACACCGATGGGGGTGTTTTATGTGTCGAGCAAAGGGCTTGTACGTCTTGCACAAGGTGCCATAACGGTAGTGACAATGCCGTGGTTCGCCAGTGATGACTGGCGAGAACTCAAACCTGAGACGATGCGCCTAGGTTATGCCCATGGAGCAATATTCATCGTGTCTGACACTCACGCCTTTGTCTTTTTTACCGATGATGCCACTTATGGCGACAGCGATGCTTACAGATTAACCACGATAGATTTACACCCTAGAGATATGGTTACAGGGCGTAATGGGGAATTATTTATGCTCCTTGGCAACGGCATTTATCAGTGGGATGCGGGGGCAAGGTTTATGCCATATCGTTGGAAGTCGGCCAAGATTAAGTCAACCCGTTATGGCTACTTCGGTGCTATCAGGCTATGGGGCAGTGGCAGTGTGGATGTAAGTATTTTTGCCGAAGCTCAGACAGTATTGTCGGCTATCCCACTGAGACCTCAAACGTCTTATCGTTTACCACGGTATGGACATCATCTACATCACCAAATAGAGCTAGCAGGGATACATACCGTAGAGTCCGTAGAACTTGCCAACACCCGTTGGGATTTATCTAAAGTATAGGAGTCGCCATGGAGCAACCATTACGTGTCATTTTAGAGCCTTTCGATATTGAGGATAAGGAGAGGTGCAGTCAGGTGATTGCCTCACTCATGCCACTATTCGAGGCATACCATGCGGAGCACTATCCTGATGCTCCGTTTGTATTTAATTTTATGGAATTTGTAAAAGACTGGTGGCATAACGAGAAGCTATTAGTTGTCGCCTACCAAGGAGATACTGCCGTTGGGTTTAGCTATGCCAGAGTCGGTGGCAACTTATTCACTTCGGAACCAGAAATCTTTATAACACACTCGTATCCCTCTATAAATTCTGATACTATTAAGCATGCGACATTAGATGCACATTTAATTGTGAGGGAAATGAACTCATTACTTGTTCAGTTGTTGCCGTTGTATCGTTGCGTAAAGTTGAGGGATTAAGATGAGCTTGTTAGGAAGTGTCGTAGGGGCAGTGGCTGGCGCCCTTGGCTTAGGTGGTAGCAGTGGTGGCGGTGCACAAACCGTTACGGATAAGGGGTACATCAGAGCGTCTGAACTAGCTAGAGATGCCATGACCACAGTGGCAATGATTAGTACAGGAGCGGCGACCTATATTGCAACACGTCAACTTGCCATTGCCGAAAAATATTATGACTTGGCTAAAGAAATGCGTGACTATTGGAATAGCACGTACAAGCCATTAGAAGTCAAGATTGTCCAAGAAGCTTCCTCAGAGCCTATTTATACTCCTCAGTATGAGGTGGTTGGTGGGCGTTTCCTTGCCAACGTTAAGCACCAATTTAAGCGTTCTATTGATACCATCGGCACTAAAGCTTCTAGATACTGTACGGGGCTAACAAGTGCTCAGATGCGTGACCTAGCCGTAGCTCAAGCGATGGCAGAGGGCGATGCGGTTAACTTAGCCTACCGGTATGAAGATGGACGCAAACAAATATTTGATGAGCGTCGTTGGAGTCGTCGCCATCAAGTGGCAGCGCTTGGTCGAGATATGTTGGCTCAAGCCGACTCTTATATGGGTAAAGCCCATGCGGCCTACGAAGCCCCACGAGACTTTGCTACTGGGGTAGCCAACACTATGTTAGGAAGTCTACGCTATGACGACATGATGGCGGCACGGTTCGGACAACATCAAAGTAAGTCTACTCAGAACGATGCCTCTTATACCGTCCTTAAAAGTGTATCACTAAATAATGGTGCCACTACAGCAGGGCAGAATACTCCGTTCTCATTTGGCAATTACTTAAACCGAGATGAAGCGGCACGTCAAGTGACGAACCTTACGACTCCAAATTCAGTTTTTAACCCCTCCATTGGACCGATGACAACGCCACAAGTGGCATCTACGTCTATCGCCCCAGGTCGTCCAGGAGGGTCATCAGGGTTTGACCCATTCATTAGTGGCGATCGCTAGGAGAGAGGAACATGGTTTTATTAGACTTAGGATGGGCACAAGCAGATGCAAACGCCCTAGCCAATGAGCGAGCATGGCAAGAAAACACGATTAAAGACTCTTATATGGCTAATGTGATGCCACAAGAGCACTTATTCCAAGGCAGTAATTATGCTTACAAAACTGATTTGTTGCCACTACAGTTTCAAGCTGACAAACAAAAGTTAGAGCATCAGATTGAGCTAGCTCCCATTACCCATAAGGCAGACATGACTAATGCCAATTTAAATGTGGAGAAAGCTAACACCAACCTTAATATTTTTAAGGATTATGGGGCAGACATGGCAGTAGACTCTGCCAAAAACGAAGCGACTACTCAACAGTGGAATGACCAGCAGCTATCGTCTATTCGGTCGTTAACAGACATCATTAATAATCTTAGCGACACCTCTAAGAAGATTGATGACCTATCTATTCAGTTGGCAGGGGTTAATTTATCTGACCCTACAAGCACGCAGACATTGGCAACGATTCAGACCAATTTAGCGACGGCACTCAAGGGCACAGGGGTACCTGTTCCTACGTTAGAAGTTCAAAATGGTACGGTAATGGCTCGATTACCAGACGGTCGCGTAGCTCCAGTATCACAATATATTAGCTTAGCGAATACCCACTTGGCACGTGGCATGCAGGAAGCCTTTGGCAAACGTGAACAGGTATATCAAGGTTGGGCGTCAGCATCTGGGCAGTATCCTAGACAGACAGTTAGCAGTGGTCAAGCTCAGAAAGAGACCCAACCGACACCATCTCAAGTAGCGGCAGCGGTTATGGGCAGCACCGGAGCAAGTTCGACGCCAACAGCACCCATTATGCCAGTTGGGGGGCAGGGTACAACCACAAGCGTTCCGCAAAACACGACATCAAATGTACAAGCACCAGTAGCACAACCACGAACAGTACCGACACCAGCCGTGACAGGTAGTCCAACTGTAGATAGCGTTATTGCCAAAACGAAAGAAGAAAATCAACAACTCACGGCAGAAATCACCCAATATCAGGCTGACCTTAATGCCTATGCTGTAGAGACACAGCAAGTATCCGAAGCGTTAGACCTCGCACGTAGTAAAACACAGCAATTAGAAGCAGCGATTAAACAAGTGCCAAATGGCAAAGTTAAACAAGACCTTTATAAGGAGCTTGCCATAGCCAGTAACCAACGGGACCGTCTCTCTAGTGCTCTTATAGCACGAAGTAAGACTTTTGACCAAAAGAGCAAACTAGCCTCACAGCTTATTTTACGTAAAGAGCAAAAAATCAAAGAGAACAACGCCGCTATTGGACAGTTAGCTAAACAGCCTATTGCTGTTGGAGGTCGCTAATGGCAGATATGAATAGTATTATCCAGCAAGCCCTAATTGATGAAGGCATGGCAGGGACGGATAGAGGGTTATTAGCCTATAGTATTTTTGGGCAAGAGTCTGGCTTTGGTAAAAATACCAAGACCAGTAATCACGGTACCGTAGGGGTAGGTCAGATGCTACCTGCCACCTTTAATTCTGTGGCTGATAAAGGGTGGGATATTAATGACCCTTATTATAATGCCAGAGCGGCGGCACGCTATATAAACCAGCTCTATAACGCCGCAGGGGGAGATTTACGCCTAACCGCTATTGGATACTACGGTGGACCAGGTGCCATCAAAGCGGCACAGCAAGGCATCTATTATAAAGACCGTAAAAACCCTAATGCTCCAGACACAGCTCAGTATGCTGACCAAGTATTAAACCGTATGGCTAAATTGGCAGGGGGCAGAGCGTATGTAGCTTCTGTAGACCAGACAGATAAGGTGCCATCGTCTCAAGGCAATAACTTGCCTGATATTGGTGGGTCAGCAGAACCTCAGTTTGGGGCGGTACGCCAACCAGCTGGGCAACGAGCAAGAGCATCTAGCATTGCCGCAGGGCTTACCCAACAGCGCCGCACGAATATACCTCAACATCAAACCTTTGATATTGCTAAAGCGATGCAACCATTGCAAGAGATGGCAAAAGATAGACCAGAGATACAGAACCTATTTAACCAACCCACATTAGCCGCGCCGATTACCTTTGGAGGTCAGCCTGCCCTTGCCATTCCTACTAGTGAGGAAGAGAAAGCCTTATTTGCCCAAGTCAATGGCAAAAACTACTCTGAGCGCCAAAAAGATAACGTTATCCGAGCTTACGCTCAGATTGCTCCTGCCCATCGCCAACTGATGGGCAAAAACTTATTTAACAGCAACAACATCACTGACCTTGACGGGTACTTGAAAGATTTAGTGGAGAATGCGTAATGTTGATCCTAGGTAAAGACGGACGAATGATTGACACCTCTGGCAACCTACTTGATTACGGATTAGGTGGCACACCGCAACCACAGCAACAGCCTGTGACATTACTCCCTGGCCAAACGGCTATACCTGACGTCAGTCAGATGACATATCAGCAGTTAATTAATTCGCAACCATTCGTTGAGGGTCGCTATGACGACCGTAAGGCCCTCTTTGATCAATGGACAACGCAGGTATTAGTGCCATCCGTAATGGCATCAAAAGGTAATGAATCAGAGAAATCGGCAGCGATTAATCAAGTACGTTCTATTTTCAACTCCCAATTCCAACGTCCGACAAGTAGTTTTGTTGGTGACGCATTGAGCAATTTTGGTGAGGGGGTTTCTGAAATATTACCTACCGTAACACAGGGCGTAGCTGACGTTGCCTCATGGGTATTACCTGATAATAATTGGATAACACAAGGTGCACAGTACGCTACGGATAAACTTAATGACTTTCATGATTGGGTTGTTGAGGATACAGGGTCTTCTGCATTACAAGAAACCCGTCGTATAGAAGCACAAAGAATGGCACGTGCGAATGGCGATTTAGAGAAGATAGGAGCCTTTTGGGATAACCTTAAAGAGTCGCCATTTAGAACTGTCGTTAAGCTAGGTGGTAACGCTATCCCATTCATCGTAGGAGGAGCCGCTGCAGGTGGAGTGCGAGGAGCTGCCGCCCTTGGTACTGTGGCAGGTGTAGGAGAGGGCACGCAAGCGGCCATCGACAGCAATAAAGCCTACCTCACTCGATATTACGCCCAACAAGGCATTAAGAAAACACCACAAGAGATTGAAGCCGATGCCATTGCGGCAACCAGAGGTTTCCAAGGTGGTGATGCGTTATCCGCATTAGGTGGTGCTGTCGGTGCCATCCCTGCAGCGAAACTGGGTGGAGCGATTAGTTCTATCACAGGTCGAGGGGTAAACCGAGGGGTAGCTCAAGAAATTGCTCAAAGCGTCACGTCAGATACAGCTAAGTTAGGTGCTCGTGATGTGGCAAAAAGTGCGGCAAAAGAGCTTGGTCAAGGGGCGTTATTAGAGGGTGGTGGTGCAGGTATCACCGCTGTCGGTGGCAACCTTGCCACAGTAAACCCAGAGACTCGTTGGTCAGACGATGTCTTCTTTAATATGGTCTCTGAAGCGGTAGCAGGTGGCGTAATGGGGGCAGGGTCTTTTATCGGCGAAGCCGTAAACGCAGGACGCCATAACAGAGCTGTCGATGCGGCTGTGGCTAGAGATGAAGCCCACATGAGACTGGCACAGTTATCCGTAGAGTATGCTAATGAGCGATACATGTTAGATAACGGACCCTTGCCACGCATTGGCACGCCAGAGTATGCTCAAGCACAACCTATCTTGGCACAATACCAGCGTGACTTTATGACTAGTGCTGACCCACGGCAATTGACCGCTGAGTTACTTGATCGGAAAGCACAACAGCCGAGTGTCGACCAAGTCACACCATCAAACGATATGGCTACTACAGTGCAAGCGCCAGATGCCACCTCACAGGGAATTCAACCAACGGCTACGGCAACGCCAACACAGCCTGAATTTTTTGGGGCAGACGAAGCTCCTGTACCTGCGACAGCAACATCACAGACTACCACTACGGCTCAGCCAGAGGTAGCTACATCACCAACGCAACCAGACCTGTTCGGTCCAACAGGGGCAACATCCTCTGCGACAACGAGTACAGCGACTCGGCCAGACTTGTTTGACCCGACAACAGGCTTACCACCGACGGCAACCACATCGCCAGTGGCTACCCCTACTAGCACAGCGACACAGCCAGACTTGTTTGACCCTACGACAACATCACCAGTGACAACTCCGTCACCACCTCCTCCGATGGCGCCTGCACAACCGACAGCAACCACACCAGTGCCACCGCCTCCACCGCCTCCACCACCTCCACCACCTCCACCACCTGTGCCTACGAGCACGCCAACACCATCAGACATTTTAGGTGGGGTAGAGGAGACGTTGCCAGCGGCACCGAGTGCAGAGGAGTTACGCAAGTTTCTTATCGCAAGGCTTAACCGAGCCAGAGGAGCAAACCGACGAGCTATGATGGACTTTATCATGGCATTTATTGATGGGTTACGTGGGCGTCGTACGGGTACAGCTGAGCAGAGTACGCCTAAGTTAACTACGGCAGATGAGATTGCCGAAGCGTTCGATGAAGCCGCAAATAAAGTAAGTAATGAAACAGCTAATGGAGCAACCAATGGACAATCAGACGATACCACCCGAAGTGGCAGCAGTAGTGTACCTGCTACTGGATCAACCAGTGCCTCAGGAAGTGATGCAGTATCTCAACAAGGAGCAAGCGGCAGCGATAATACAGTACGTGGACAGGGTACTGAAACAGACACGGTTCAGCCCACAAGACCAATCACCACAGAAGATACGACTGCTACAGATGCAGGAGGCGATAATCCGCCAGTATCAGGTAGGGACGAGCGAACCGAACAGCAATCAGGTACTGACACAACTGCCGACACAGGAACGCCACAAGGTGTTGGGGAACGAAGCGATGATACACCGACGCCAGAACCAACTGGAAGCGATGGGCAACAGGGAACAGATAGCCAGAATCAGAATGGCAACTCCGACTTCGACCTAGATGCCATCAATCGTGATATTTATAAACTCCTATCAGGTAAGAGCTCATCACCATCTGCTGGACTAGCCGCATCTTTTAGACTTCTTGTCGAGGATTTAGACCCTGCCAATGCTGACTCGTTATTACGAGGTTCACCAATTGCCGATGCGTGGATAGAGTTGCAGGACAAAATGCAAGCTGGCACCTTAACGGCAGGCGAAGCTAAGGACTTCTTTTCTCGTATCCCTCAAGACTTCTTTAAGTATGACCGTGGGTCATTATTGAACTTTTTAGATGAGTTCACTGCGGCGGTTGATGCTGACCCAACGCTATCTATTTACGACTATGCCCCTAATAAAGGCATCCTAAGTCTTAACCCCATTCAAGGTACCGATAAGAGTGCCCGTATGGCAGAGTTAGACGACGATGGCAATGTCGCTGCAGCATCTGTGTTTGTTCATCCTACCATTATCAAAGAAGCTAGCTCCCTTAGAGTAGCTAAGACGCTAGGGACAAGAGACCCTGCCATAGCTCTGGCCAGTAAACTTGCCGTCAAAGACTTGAAACAGGCAGGCGTAAGTCAGACTGCCATAGATAGCATAATGAGAGCTAAAGGGTTGGAAGAAGAGAAACAACTTCTTAGAGAGCGTCTATTGGACGTAGGGACAACTATTTTATACAACGGTAGAGGTAGCATTACTAATAATCTGATTAAGACGTTGGCTCAAGATATTAACAACTTGATACCACCTCCATCACGAAAACCTAAGGTAGTTAAGAAATTAGGTGAGGGAGAAATGTCTACAGCTCCGCAAGCGAGTATATCTGAGGATCCTAACTCTGAGTTTGCTAGGGCAGTTGATGAGATTGCAGGAGGTCATTCGCTTAGCCAATCTGGTGCCCCATCTATAAAAATGGGAACAACCCCTGAGGTGTTAAAGATGCTAGGGATACCTGATACCACCATCACTATTGCAAAAGAAGTTATCCATAAGGTTATTTCTGAATATATGGGATTTCCAAAAGGTAGGCGACCAAATATTCATAACATTGCCCCAAGTGATTTAAAACAGTTGCCAAAACATTTAAATAATCCTGTTGCGGTGTTTAGATCTTCTTCTCGCCAAAATGCTTTTGTAGTTCTGACGGAATTACTAGAAACAAAAAATCAAACTGGCAATCAAGAGCCTGTTATTGCGGCTTTACATATTAAACCATCAAAAGATGGTATTGACGTGTTGGATATTACAAGCGTATATGGGCGTGGCGACAATCAACTTGTCAGAGCTTTCAATGAGGATTTGTTGTATTTGAATAAAGCGAAAGCTCAACAATTTCCGAAAACCCAGAGCCTTCAATTAGGGTGGGATTTCACATCGGATGTTGAGCTCTCTAGACATCATATTAAAACAGAATCAGATTTATTGCAATACCAATGGCAAAAAACATACATTCCAACAGTTATCACCTCTACACAGGAGTTCAGACAAGCTTTACCTATCCATCTACAACCATCCTTTGACGCTCGCTTAGCTCGTGGGGCTAAAGGTGAAACAGGTGGCATTGTCATGGTAGCCACCAGTGCCGACTTACCTGTTGGGCAATCTATTGCCAACGTGGATAAGGCTCAAGCCATCTTTGACCCAACCTCTGGACTTACCTATTTTGTTAAAGGTACTTTAGATGTCAATAGTGTGCATAGTGTATATCTGCATGAAGCATGGCATGGCAACGCTGACCATGCTATAGAAGCTAAAATACAAGAAGCGATTAATAATAGACGCACCACTACTGGAGCTGAACGAGAGCTGTTAGATAAAGTAGCGGATCGGCAAGCTAATGCCAACTACACTGGCGATGCCACAGAGTCAGTTAGTTACCTTGTAGAAGAAGCCGTTAAGATGGGACACCAAGCAGGCTTTTCTGCTATTGATGGGGCGTTTATGCGTTGGGTGGATTCGACTTTCCCAAGCGTAGCCGAGAGTATTTATAGAACAGTTGCTAAATTACGAAACTTCTTACGTAAATATGGCTTAGTTAATACCATAACTGTAGATGACCTCATTCAGATGTCAGAAGCTAGTGCAAACAAACTGGCACAGGGTATAACAAATAACACTGGTGATAAGCCATTAGCCTCTATCGCTACTCAAACTAAAGCCATCGTGGATAAAATCCAGAAGAGTAATGCCCCACCTAGTCCGATGGCATCGCAAGATGATTTACTAGCGTTTGCTAGAAGTGGTAAGGCTAGAGATGTCGTAGTGCCAAATTATCGCCAACGAGCTACCACATTAAAAGATAAGATTGTTCGCAACTTCGTCGATGCTAACACAGCATTACGCCAGCAGTTCTTGCCCCTATATGAGTTGTTGGAAAAGGGTATTGCACTGCGTGGCACGGTGATGTCAAAAGAGCTTGAACCTGTGATGAAAAAATACTGGCAAGACCTTGGTCATGCCGCTGATGCCATCAAGGCGAGAGCTAAAGTAGGTAAAGAGGTAGATGCCTCTTATAAAGACCTCAATGCAGAGACCTTATCCAATACAGTAGGGCATTATGCCACAGCTAAGTATGTAGCAGGGGATGCCAACAATAAAGGGGCTAACCATGCCAAGGCTGAGTACTTCCGTCATCAGCAAGCGCTATCCGAAGCGGCTATTAATGAGATATTAACAAAACACCCAGAGTTAGCCGTATTTAATGTTGATAACATTAGCCAATTGACTGAGGAGCAACGTAAGGCGTTCAATGATGCCGTACAGGTTAACGATACGGCAGGGTGGGATATTGCTAGAGCTAGAAATCAACTTCGAGAGGCTATTCGTAAAGACCCTGAGCGTACCAAGGCTAAAGAAGAGTTATTGGATCAAGTGGAAGATTACGAGTGGTTGCGTTTGTATGAGCAGTACGACAATCAGATACTCACTAAAGATGAGTTAGAAGCCTCTGGCTACCGTCCTATCGGTGGTATGACTAGTGCCATGGCAGAGCAAGTAGTTAATGATTTAGAACATCGTCATGGCATTGGGCAAGAGCTTAAATCCTTACACAACTCCTTATTAGCTATCCAACACAAAACGACGGAACTGGGGGATAGATATGGCGTGTACTCAGACGAGGATAGAGCCAACCGAGATGGGTCGGCATTATATGTACCGACCACTGGACGCAATGATGTCATCAATCAGTTGCAAGAAGCTAAGGCAATGGACGACTGGGAGGTACAAGATGCCATTTTACAAGACCTCTTTAACACGATGGGCTATGGCACAGGGATTAATAACCGTAATTTACATCGCTCCAGAGAGGGGCGTGCCTCACTAGCTGACCCAGCCGATAAAGCTATCATGGACCGCATGTATGCGATGGCTAACGCACTATCAACAGTTAGATTTAAAGATGAGACCGTCAAGACAGCATTAGCAGGGATGGATCAAGACCTATATGAAAAAGCCAAGGCGGGTACATTGACAAGAGCAGAGCTAGATGTATTCTTACGTCGCACTAGAAGCCAAAGCTCAACAGGCGTGCATATTGCGCATGACCGCAATAACAATGCCAACACAACCGATATTCGTCATATGTTTGAGGTTAAAGATGAGACTGGGGCAACGACACTATACCCACTCCGTATCGTGTTCACCGATGCGTCTATTGGCAAGACATTGCGTAATGCCACCATTGAGTCACCTAATAGCATTATTAAAACCCTTTCAGGACTTGCTCGAATATCGCAACGCATGATTACCCTAGACCCAATATTCCCCATCAAGTCAATGATTCGTGACGTACCAGAGCGTTGGTTAACGTTAGCCTCTCGTGACTTTAAAGATAAAGACGGTAAGCCAATTACGATTAATGCGTGGGAACAGATTAAAAAGTCAGCCGCTTATATCTTTAAACACTTGGGGCTACGCACAGCAGAACAACGCAACAACAATGCCGTATGGCAGTTTGTGACCCATGGCAAGTTTCTTGACAATGCACAAGGGCAGTTATTACGAGATTTAGCGTTATCCAAAGATGGTAGTGGGTTAACGACGCAGTCGCATATTCTTAGTACAGGGGCAACTAATAGACGCAAGATGATTGAGCGTGAATTTGGTAAGACATGGTTTGGATTGCCACGACGCTATATCGCCAGAGCGAGTGAAGCGATTACTAACTGGAGTGAATACTTTGAGGTGCAGTCTGCTCTAGCGACATATAAAGGGCTTCTTGATTTAGGGATGGCACCAGAAGCCGCTCGGACAGCCCTATTGGATACGATAAACTTTAGCCGTCGTGGTAATTTAACGGCAACGCTTCGTCCACTGTACTTCTTCATTAACCCTGCTATTCAAGGGGCGAGTAATACCCTAGGGGCGTTCAGAAACGACTACGTACGCTACAAGGAGGGTAAAGGCTCTGGGCTACCTGCCACGATGACGCTTCGCACTACTACCATGCTTGTTAAGTACACCTTACTTGGCACATTGCTACAAAGCACATTGGGATTAATTGGGGGAGGGGATGAGGATGATGAGTTTGTGGGGAATTATTACGACCGTAACCCTATTGCCAAACGGATGCGAGAGATTGCCCTACCAGTGCCTGTCGGAGACGACTTCATTACTATCCCTGTGCCATATGGGCTAGGGTCTATTGGTTGGGGAATGGGGCAGTTAATCCGTGAGGTTAGTCGAGGAGAAATGTCAGTTGGCAAGGCGAGCAGAGAGCTTAGCCATCTACTTGGTAAAGAATTAACAGGGTTGCCATTATCTGATGTGAGTATGGTAGATAACCCAGTAGAGTGGCTATTTAGAACCATATCTCCACAACCACTACAGGGTGTGATCGATACAGCGACTGGTCGCAACCGTTGGGGGACGGCGATTAACCGTCCATATCTCGATACGACTAAGTATAAGGCAGAGCAGGGCAAAGCCACGACTGAGAACACCTATAAAGATATTGCGATGTTCCTAAAAGATACCGCAGGCGTTGACTTTACCCCAGAAGAAGTGAAACACCTTATCGCAGGGACTATTGCTGGTCCACTTAGTCGCATCATTAAAGGGATGGAAGAGTCTACACAGAACCCAACCAATGGCATCATTCGCATGACAGGGCTAACGTCATTCTACAACACTGGGGCGACTAAGCCACTCGAGATGGCGTACTACCGCAAGATGGAGACGATTGAGCCGTTATTAAAAGAGCTAAATAGCTTAGCACCACTTGCCTCTGGGGACAGAGAGTCCCTAGATGAGTTATACATCCGAGCAACAAACACCAATGCCTTTACTCCACATGAGGTAATCCAAATGGTTGCAGCGGTGAAAGCCAGACGTGCCTTGCGTGGAGCCGATGCCAACGAACGAGATATGTATATGCGTAATTTTATTCGGGAGATTAGATGATTTATACCATCACACCAAAGACCCAAAAAACATGGTTCGATACCACCACTATCGGGTCGTGTGAACTTCACGACCTAGACTTAACAGGGTGTTATCTACGTATCGATAGGATAGGTGTAGGCAGTAGTGCTATCCAGCTTGAAACCTCTGGTTGCACGCCTTGTGGCATTCAATTGCCACCACGATGTACGCCTAACTCAATGGCATTTGACTGTGGGCATAGCGAAGCGATGAGTATTGAGTATGACATCTTAGATGTGGAGGGAACTAGGTTCTGCGTATTTTGGGATAACTTAATTCACCAGCAACCACCGGGCCGCTATGTAGCCAGAGTGGTCAATAAATCGGGATGTACGGTAGCCGAGTTTACCATTGACATCCCATCAGGTCGTCTAGCGGTGCGAGACGCTGAATCTATTTCATCAGTATGTTAGGAGAATGTATGACAGATGATATTAAACCTGCGAGCCAGTTCGTAGCCATTACAGGGTTCAGAACCCACTTAAATTCAACGCTAGCCCGTTTTGATAAGCAGTTGCCTATTGACATATCACCCACCTTAAAAGAATCGCTTAAAACGGCTAATTTCACGTTCATGACGATTCGCAATCAGGTCGATACGGAAGTGGTGAAAGTCTATTTATTTGATAACAAAGTATTGATTGAAAGAGGGCAAGATGGAACAAAAGCAACCGCTTTCCCAAAAGGGTCTTGCGTCGATGCTGACCCGACTTGGGCAGGCATTAAAGAACTTATTTGTTCGTACGAATGTTGTGAAGATAGAGGAGGGGAATAAGATGGAACACCAATCAGCAGTTGCCATCTCTAAAGAGGGGTTAGACTTGATAAAAAAATGGGAGGGCTTTAGAAGCTCTCCCTATAAAGATGCCGTAGGCATACCTACTATTGGCTACGGCTCTACCTACTATCCTGATGGTAGGAAAGTTAAGCTGACTGACCCAAGTATCTCACAAGCTAAAGCTACAGAGATGTTAAGAGAAACAGTCAAAGCGTTCGAGGACGCTATTAATGTTGCCGTTACGGTGCCACTTCGTCAGAACCAGTTCGATGCCTTATGTAGCCTAGCGTATAACATCGGTGCTAAAGCCTTTAAAGAGTCTACGCTAGTGAAGTTGCTAAATAAAGGCGATGAGTATGGTGCTGCCACACAATTTGTACGTTGGAATAAAGCTGGCGGCAAAGAACTACGTGGTCTCACTTTGCGTCGTCGAGACGAGCGAGACCTCTTCATCCGTTAATCCTGCATAGGCAATACAAGGGGGGTAATCATCCCTCCTGTATTGGTATCATACTCAGATGCTAACGTAATACCTCTGACGGCAGCGGCGACAATATCATCGATAGTCGCATCGACATAATTAATTTCCCCGAATGTTTGCATAGCGGCAAGTGCCACTGGCGCACCAGTGCCTGTAGCGACAATATCCCACCCAAATGGTAGCTCTCTGCCACTAATACATGACCCGTCCGAGTCAAGCAACCATAACCCATCGTATGATGCCACAATGACCTCATACTTATAGTCATTATCAGGGTAGCCTGTTTCTTTGTTAGCGATAGCTTTTCTAATTGAAGCGGCTAAGTGGGCGGCGAATACATCAATTGGTATCTCAGTATTATCACTGCGATTACTTTCGATACTAGCGATAATGCCAGAGGTAATGCCAGTATTACCTGCAATCCCATAAAGCGTCTGCCCAATTCGTAATACTTTCGATTGGTTATTGGTGATGATGCGTTCACCTGCAACGACTCTGCCATCTCCCGCTAATACCACCCCGACATCTGACTTCACTGCAACAATTGTTGTCATTTAAATTTCTCCTATTAGTTTGTAGTTTCTATAGACTCTGCTTGTGTATCGTTAGAGTCGACTATATTCTCAATCGTTTCAGGTTTCATCTGTACTCGTATGCAGGGCACAAAAGCCGTGGTATATGTCATCCCTGCTACGCCATGCCCGAATTTAACTCGTATGTCTCCCATATATTCTGGCTCATCATTAGGAGATGTTTTACTCTTAATTACAGTGATAAATATTCGTTTGTTGATGTCATACTTATCACACCACATGTGAATAGCTTTCTTACTTATCTCTACGATGCCAGTAGAGATGTTTATTCTAATCATGATTGGTTTTGGTGGGATGCGAACAGCTCGACGCACTGTTCTGCTATTGGCATGAACTTCGTTAGTATCCTCCACAATAAGGGTGTTATCGAAAAAATAAGCGATGATATTTTTTGTCTTTGTAAGCATAGGTAGTCCTTATCCTATTCGGTATCTGTAGTTGTTGGTATAGCAATAGTTTCTTCGAGGTCTTCTGGTTTCATCTGAACTCGTAGGCAGGGTATCCTCGCTGTCGTCGAGTCCATACCTGCAACTCCATAGCCGAAAATGACATTTACGTCTCGCACAAACTGTATTTCATCTTCTGGTGACGTGTGCTTCATCACCTCTTTGTAAAAGGCGGCTTTATTAACACCATGTCTGCCACACCAATTGTTGATGGCTTTCTTACTTACCTCAATGATGCCTGTTGATGTGTTTACCCTAGCTAAAATTTCTCTAGTTGGTGTATAGACAGCTCCTTTAATCGTACGACCATTGGCATGGATGTCTGGCATGTCTGCCACGATCAACGTATTCTCACGAATACTGTTGTACATATGAGCAAACCATGTGGTTTTAGATTCTTCAAAATCTTTCAAGCGTTGGCGCTGTTCTTGAATAACCGTTTTGACTTCCTCTACGATGGTCTGTGCAGGAATATTATGTAAGCCTGCTGCTCTAGATAATTCCATCCCTGTTAGGATAGATACCGCCCATGCTCGCCAATAGCGTTCAGGTTGCGTAAACGAAAACTCCTCTACATACTTCTGCACATTGGCATCAAGCACTTGTTGTAAGCGACCTGAGGCAGCATTCTTGACCAAGAAGCGAGCATACTGTACCCCTGCCACACCATAATTAGCTAACATGGTATGAATAGCCCGTTCATGAACTGGACCCGTAGAGACGCCTTGTAGGTTAAACTCAATCACTCGATATAGCTGAGCTGTGGCATCACCGTTCTCTACGACCATCAGCTTATCGCATAACGACTCATTCGCCGTAGCGATAGCTTGAGTATGCCACTCGCCTGCATCACGCTGTCTGATGCTGTCCGTAAGTCTTGATTTCTCACGACCAGAGGTAATATCAAACACATATGACTTCACATCGCCTGTATCCCATAGCGTAGCTTCATCGATATAGAACGGTAGGTTGTGCAGTACACTGGCCGACCTAAAGAGCGAGTTCATCGTTGCCCCTGTGCTAGAGTTTTTATCGCCAGCTCCTTTAGCAAAGTTTGGCGGTGCCATCCATACCGAGTGCATCACCTTGGCAATGGTAGATTTACCGACACCAGACTCACCAACAACGAATGTTAAGGTTGCTTCGGCATCTCTAAAAAAGTGCATCAGTGGGCTACTGAACGCATGTAAGAAAATAAGGGCAGCTCTGGCATCTTTAGGGTCAGCGTACAACGTGTTCGCTGCACTCACCCATGCTTGCAAGTCACCAACTGCACGCACTTCTTTCTCTAAGCCACCAAGTGGCATATTTGGGTAGTCTAAGATTGTCCCATCTGGCATAATGACTTTATCGCCTAGAACAAACTCATAGTTATCGCCCCACCCAAGGCGGTTATATGCTGGTATATTCATCAAAAGTCCTTTATCTCGTGCATCGCTAGTAACGGCACGAATGTACTCACTAAACGATTTACTCCCTGTCTTATCCTCCCACTGCACACCCTTAGCAGCGAAGAAAGCGACAAGTTGCGATGACTCATGGTAAAGCCTGTTAGGCACTTCCACAAGCATGGATGTGTCAGTTTTATCCTCCCCAATCACCCATAAAGAGGTCAAGTCTCTGTTGGCATCGTAACGCTCCTGTAGTGGCGTCAACACATGCTTACATACTTTGACTAGCTTCTCGTCACCATCACGATTTGGCACCTTTTTGAAGATGCCTGACTCACGCACTTCAAAGCTGTTATGCTTCCATCCTTCTAAGCTAATGTAGCGAGTCTCGCTAGGCACCATATTAGGGACATCGAACATTGTCTCTTTGGGTAACTCAATCGGTGGTGGAGGAGGGGTATACTCCACCTTAACGGGGATATCAATGGTTTTAATCCCCAACTGTAATGGGGTAGATATCACTTGCCAATGTTGGCATGACTGACACACGTCTGGGCGCAAGCTATTAAACTCTGAGCACGTAACTGGCATCATCTGTGTACTGTCTATTTTGTCTTGCGTCACGCCTGAGTCATAGCGCTCATCAATCGCAGATAACTGGTGTATAAACTCTTCATAGTTCTCACAGTACTTCATGAGACTAATCATACGGTGCCATGTCGGCTCTGATTGCCTGCCTGCTTCACGTACCTGCTGGCACCCTTTAATGATGGGTTCGGCAAAACGCTTAGCATCTTCGATAATCTCATCTGAGGTCTGAAGCATTTTCAGTAAGACAGGGTCAATATTGGCATCAGGGATAGCAAAACGAGCGTCATACTTACCTAAGTTGCGAGAGAGTTTAAGATACTCCGTATAGGGCTCAGCGGCTTTAGTTAGTATGGCATCTATTGCTTGGGCTGAGGTAATGACACCTTCTGCGACGCATCTCACAGGACGCTTTGTATCCCGTTTGAAGTTAAACGCACCAACAGGGCGCAATACTCTAGTGGCATCGATTGTAGTAGTGCTGTCTACAAGTAACTCCTTTCCGATACATAACGCTCTAAGTTTGTTCGCCATCGGTAGCCATTCTTCAAGCGTAATCGCTTGAGTAAGTGCCCAGTAAACATGCAGTCCATAACCAGACGATACGACATAAGGTAGCGGTAATGCTGTCGCTTCGACAAATTTGTATAATGCCATTACGGCTTCTTTGGCATTCGCATAGGTATCAGGCTTGCCGACGTCGATATCTAGCCTTAATGCTTTTAGCTTATCGACATTCGCCATAGTACGGTGGAAACGGTTAGTGTCATGCTTAGCATCATATTGCTTCTCATGTTTGTATGTAGCCGTCCCGTACCAAACATCTTTCGTATGAGCTATACGAGCACAAGCTTCGGCTAATTTGGCAACTGATCTGAACGACTCGTTATACCATTTACCGTTTGTACTAGAGCGTGTCGCAAGGCAATAGATGCCTTCGCTAGGTAATACAAGGTTAAAAAATTCTAATAATGTCATAAGACGATTACCCCTCTATTGCTAGAGGGGCTCCAAGCGGTGTGTTAATTAAAAATACTTACATAGCTTGGATTAATCGTCGTAGTCGTCTAACCCCATGCTATTGATGGTGTTAAGAGCTGCCGCCATGGCTGATGACCCACCTGTTGTTGGGGCGTCTACACTAGGTGTAGGTGCTACTGGTGCGGCACCTACCGTATCCTCTTTTTTCTTACGAGTACGTTTAGCAGGTGTCGGGGCAACTGGTGGGGTAGGTGGAGCAGGTGGCATTGGAACGCTAGGTGCCGCAGGCGGTGCGACACTCACTTCATCTTCCACTTCAACCTCTACCTCGATTTCTCGTTGTACAGGTTTTACGGCTTCAGGGAAGTGCTGCGTGAACTGCTCAATAACTTGCTCACGAGTCACACCTGGTGTTGTCGCCCATGCTTTCCATTCAGCAGGCACGGAGGGATGGTTCTCCATTAGTGCAGGCTCTTCCACTATTTTTTTCTGCTTCACAATTCGTTTAACTTTTTGTGGGGCAGGAGGTGCCGCAATCTCTGAGGCAGGGATAGCGGGAGGGGCAGGTGGCGTTGGCAATTGCGGAGCTGTAGAAGCCTCAGACGTCGTCTTCGCTGTCTTATCCGTATCGGCATCAAGTACTTCTGCTACTGATGCTTTCATCATATTGACGACGGCATCTGACTTGCGACGCTCCAACACTGTGGCATAGTCTTCGGCACTTAGGTACCCACCAACACCAGTGCCATCATTAGGGGTCACACCGAAGCGAACCACAGGAACACTCTCTGTATCGTCAAAGCTGATACGAGTTACTATCGCACTCGGGCTGATACCATGTGGTAAGCCATTGCGTGGCGTTGTCAAAAAACGAGCATACCCGCCAAATGAGTACAAGTTGTTTTGTGGGTCATCATCTTTAAAGAGTGACATTGCTTTAATGTCCATCGTATAGACCGTACCAGAAACATCGGAGGCAGGCACTACAGCGATACGACGAGTAAAGCCACATGCACGACCACCATTTTGTCCAGACCCCTTGATATTCTTAGGGCATTCAGCACATGAGTTGACAGCTCGAGGAGTGGCATCATGAATTTTAATCGTAGGACGAGTAGCAATAGGTGCATCTGGAGTAACCCCATTACTTGACCAGCAGGCAGGCTTGATTTTTTCATCCGCAGAATATTGCTTATCAAAATAGATACGACCATTGTTTGGTTGGGCATCTACAATTACCACGTCAATAAACGCCGCACGGCTTGTGGTCACCACAGTACCATTCTCAATTAAGTGGAAGCGACCACCTTTTAGACTTATACGGTTGTACTGCCCAGAACTAAAACCATGTGCCATGGTTTGGGCTAATGTATCTTGGGTGTTAGCTAAATAGGTCGGTAAGTTTTGATTAAAGATAGCTAGTGAGCTCATAAATTATCCTTAAAGTAGGTTTAGGTTATTGGTTGTATTTACATGACTACATATCACTTCATAAAACTACACATCACTGCATACAAATATTTAATGAATACATAAAATGCACATAAACACATAATAATAAACATCAATATATTGTGTGATTATCTAGACCGAACAGAAACGGAATATTTTGGAAATACGTTCACCGCAGGAGGGACGTGTCCATCATTAACTTCCATAAAGTGTCTGACCTCGTTTACTGCAACTCGCTTTTGGAAAAAGCTGAACAAATCAAGAGGGTTCTTGCCGTTGGCTTCCCTTTCTTTGGCCTGGTCATATAGCCATGGCAAGAAGATATCCCAGTCGGCAACCGATATGTCCTCTTTAATTGTTTTACTGATGGTGGCAACAGGCGTTCTGAATGAATCAGTACCCGTATCATCCATATAGGCAAGCATAGCAGCTTCAATATCTGCCATGTGTTGAGATGCCACTTTAGCTTTATTCTCTAACTCTCGTTTAGTATCTCTAAACTTTTTGTAGGCTAGAGCAAGCTCTTCTGGTGAGGCATCAGACCAATCTATTTTTTCATATTCCATTGTATGTTCTCCTTATCGTAAGTTGGTAATGAGTGGGAAATGTGTTCATTATATATCATTCTGAAATGACTTCCTTAAAAATATCTAAAACGGCCGTATTTATATCTATTCCTGCCTTGAGTGCCGTGAATAACTTTGACTCGATAGGAGTAGAGTAGAGGTGGACTACCGCAGGAGTTTTGGATTTCTGTAGCTTGCTATTGATACGCTCAATCGCTTGCTGATATACAAACGTGCCGTTAAGTGGTGCTCCCCAAAATACAATGGTGTCAGCTGAGGCTAGCTCTAATCCGAAACTCATCGTCTTAGGGTGAGCAATTAACACATGTGGATCCTTTTGTAATCTAAAGCTATTGAAGATGGCATCTCGCTTATGTCCTGCTGTACGTCCATCAACTACTGCACATGAGTAATGTTTACTAATCTCTCGCTCTAACAGGTCAATGACACCTGTGAACGGAGCAAAGACAAGTACTTTATATTCGGCTTCTTTAATGATGTCGAGTAACACCTCCATGCGTGGGGCAATGTCTAAATACTGCACCTTATCTTCATCTGTCTTTACTGCCCCAGTGGCAATCTGCATAAGCTTACTGGTCGCTACTGCCGCACTTTGTGCCGTGATGTTTGCCATATCACTTCGCATAAATTTACGCACTGAGGTATAAAGACTCTCTTGCTCTTTAGATAATTGCCCCATGCGATCAAACTGCTGTAAGGGTGGCAAGTCCATAATATCGTCTTTCTTAAAACAAATATTAGGTTGCATAACGGCAAAGATACTTTCCAAATAAGAGGTTCTAGTGACCCATTTATGAGTATTGACCTGCACCATAGTTCGATCACGCCATGAGGAGAAACTACAGTCCATATTATGTGGTAGGATGAGCTTAACCATGCCATATACACCCTCTGGACCACCGGGTGTTCCTGTTAATCCCCACACGTACTTAGCTGTTTTTGTGACTCGGTTAGCACACTTCCACCGCTCTGATTGTGGATTGGCAAAGTCAGTAACTTCATCGAATACCACCACATTAATGCGACCTTGCTCAACGGCTTTTTGTAGCTCAGCACTAATCACCTTAATGCCATCTGGGTTGATGATAAAGACATCATAATTCTGTGCTAACAGTTTTAACCGTTGTTGCTTAGTGCCATGTAAGACAGCTACCGACATAGATGGCACCAAACCAAAAATCTCCGTCTCCCATACATCACGCAAGCATGATCGAGGAGCAACCACCAGAATAGATTTCGCTATCCCTTGTTGCTTGAGAAAGTCCAATGCCATAATGACAGAGGCTGTCTTGCCTGTACGAGGTTGGTTAAGACAAAACGCTCGCGGGTTCTCACTCAAAAACCTAGCGGTCTCTATTTGATGCTTCATCGGAGCATAAACGCCTTTGATTTTTGGAAACCCATAGTAGTAATTAATCGGACTAAGATTTTTTGTCTTAACCCCTAAGTTAGCCAATACTCGAATAGACTCGATTGTATGTGGCACTCTTATTACCTCTGCCCCTGTATTAGTGAATCCAACCTCATACTCAGGGAATACCGCTTTGATTTTACTAGGGTCTCGTGACTTGATTGTCACGGTTTGTGTTGCAGTATCTACGGCGGCCATATTACTCCTCTATATCCTCTATGCCAGCTAGGGCTATCAGTTTATCGGCATCTCGTCGAAAATCTTTAGTGCGATAAATGTCGACATTCTGTAGCCATTCCTTAAATACATCAATATTAGACCTATCTACCACGGCGACACCGCCACCGGCTTTGAATATCTTATCTAGCTCAATGCGTTGGAGTATAGTTGTTTTATCCTTTGGTGTACCTTTACATTCGATACCGAAAAAGTGACCATGTAGGCAGATAACAAAATCTGGTACACCGCTGCGACCATATCCGTGTGTTGCTGGCATAAACCAATATGCACCGATTTCATTAAAAAACGCTTTAAGGTCACGTTTTACTCTAGCTTCATCTGTCATTTTTGCCATAATTAACTCCTTAATGTATTAATATATAATCTAGCCAGGATCCAAAACTACTTGTAAAAAGTACAAATAGTAAGCAACCTACAACCGTATATCGAAAAATATAATCGGTCTCAAAGTCATCAAGCTTTCGAGGCTTATTACTAAGGCGCATGGCAGTGAGAAAGCTTTCTCGCAGCGTATATACAATAAGCAGTACACATATACATTGAAGTAGGCCAATCATTTGTTCCTCCCATTATGTGGGCAACTAAAAACATCACACCATTGACGGCATAGCCCATTTGGTCGTGGCATAAACGTACCTGCTTCTAGCTCGGCTTCATTATTTCTAATATCTCGCATAAGCGTCACAGGCTCGAATGTGTCACGTCTAGCTTTCATTGGCATGACTTGGTTAATGTGGGGGTAGAAGAGGGAGGCATTAATCTTCGTAACCTCAGGAAACGTTGCAAAGGCACACTTAATAAGTATGGTCAGTTGTGTTTCATCAGGCTTATATTTACCTGTCTTTAAGTCGCCGATAAAAGCTGTCCCTTTCTCTTTATTAACGATCATCACATCCACGATGCCACCTAAGTAGCGATTGTACCAGTCTGTCGGGTTATTGTGACTATCAACAGCTAGCTTGGTCTCTGAGTAAAGCTCCCCATCGGTGGCTTTAAACCGTTCCACCCAAGGCAATAAGAATGCCATCGTCGGTGGCAATGGGGTGTTGTCTTTAAGATTTAACTCCATTGCCTTATGCACCTCATTACCCCAGATGGTAGCTGGGGTTTCCTTAAACTCAACTTCCTTAGTGATGTACTTAGCTTCGAATTGCTTCGGGCAAGTTTTCATCGTGTTAAGACTCGTTGGTGTTATAGGAATAAACTTACTCATTATCGTCCTCGTCAGTACTATCCTCTACTGGACGCCCCATGGCTTTCCGAATAGTATGGTGAGTAAGGATAGCCGCTTTCACGTTATGGATGGCATTCTGGCGTACATTGTCGGGGACATGAAATGGCAAGGTATTCATCTCGTTATGCAAGATTTCCTCTATCTCTTCATCGGTCAGTTTAGTATGTGCCATTGCTTGTACCCTGTCATTGGCTTTTAGCTTCAACGCTGTGGCTGTTTCGATCATTAAATACCCCATACTGGCTAAGTACTCTGGGTCTTGTTGCGCATGTGCTAGAAAAGCTTGGAATTGTTCTATAAATGATTTCCCTGTCATGTAGCACTCCTAGTTAGCATACTGTTTGATTAGAGCCAATGTCTCTTCTAAGTCTAGCTTAGTAAAATAGTGGGCCATTGATACAGTAGCGATAGCCGTTAGTTGCTCGTCAAAAAGCTCGCCTTCTTCGACACCGATAATGGTATCTACATCAACGTAGGCTCTAACTAACCCATCATTGTGTGGGGCAATGGCGAAGCATGGCATAAAGGAGCCTGTATCTACAGGTATGTCCTCCTTATCCTTAGGGGTATCGTCAGAGGTATCGTCAGGTTCCCCTACTAGGGAGGATAAGCGGTCATCAAGGGTTTTGACGACTGGCATAATTGCATCTACTTCAGACACCGCTTCAGCTGCACTTGCCACCATTGCCTCTTTTTCAGATTCCTCAATATCTTCATTAGCCAATGCTTCCATCATATGGGAATGTATCTTAACAGTCGACCATCCCTCCTTATACGCTTCAAGTGCGATAGGGTATATGATATCGTATAGAATTTGTTGGCATTTTGCGTTGTATTCTGGTGTATCTTTCATAATAAAAACTCCTTAGTTAAGTTGTTGGGTTTGTGGTTCAGTAAATGTTACGGCAATGGGGTCATACCCATCATCTTCTAAAAGCTCGTTAACAGCTTGCATAATACGGTCGATGCTATAGCTAGTGGTCTCGATACCTCCTAAAAAAACATCTTTGACGAAAAGATCATTACCATAATCATCTGAAAATTTAAGGCGTAGCTTTTCAACCATATCTCCGTTATCAACTGTTTCGGTAACAGTGATAGATATTTTTGATACTTTCATAATTACGTGTCCTATGCGTCAGCGTCTGTAAAATATGCTATTGAGTGACCAGTTATACTAGACGTGATGACTTCTTTAAATACTAAATTTTTAAATCCAAACTTAGCCAATTCTCGTTTAGCTTTATCAAGTGGTACCATTGATTGTTTATAACGGTTCGCTACACTATATAAGTTTTTGCCATAGCTAGTGGTATCTTTGACAAGGTCTATACCTACGCTATATTTATCATTCTGGTACATTTCTACTGGACCAGCGTTACCTCTATATTCATATCCTTTAGGGATGGTTATGTTTTGCATTCGCCACCTCTTGGTAACAGTATGGTAATAGACTCGTATGGTGTTGTCTCACATAAGAACATTCTTAGATTTTGATGCACCTGCTTAATTTCGCAAAAATATACGRATATACGGCATTTTTTATCCCCATATCGTCTAAAGCTTGTCTTGCTTCTTCTACTGTTATTGGCGTAAAAGATTTCGGGTTATATACCATAATAATAGAGTGGTTTCCTCTAGTTACCCATGTTGCACAATACGCTTCCCTATATACATAGACAGTATTCCATTCAAAATCTATTTCTACCCGCTCATAGGGTCTGTTTTGTAAGTCAGTTATATCGGTCATTCTTTATCCTTTATTTTGGTAACGTTATTGCTAAACTAAAAAATAGAAATGCTGTATAAAACACAGTGGTAAGCAACATCGGTATTCCTTTATCAACTATATCATCTGAATCTTTAATATAGTTGATGATGACAAAAATACTATAAATGTGATTCCTACTGTAAATATGGAAAAGTGTACTATTGAAGCTGTATATCTAATAAGTACGTCTAGGCTCATCATTTTTCATCCTCCAACGATGTCTTACCTTGTGATATAGCGACCAAAACTTCAGCATGCTTACGAGCATTTTCTTCAGATAAGTGCAATAAACCAGACTCAGCAATAGTCACATCTAATGTATTCCATCCCCAGAAATCAAACTCAACTAGAAAATCTCTATTTAATGCTGGATAGTAATATTTTGCCCCAGCTTCTGGATATTTCCCTTCTGGTTTAGGAAACTCAAAGTTTCCGATTTTAATCGTTTCAATTTTTCTACGGTATGCTGTCTTGTAAACCCAAAAAGGGGCACATGTTAGGGTACGCCACGTATTAGTAATATCATCTAAAACTTCCCACCTTTCCCAAGGCTTATCAGTTTCCATTGCATCTTGTGCATACTGCATCATTAATTCTGCATGTTTATGTTTACTCATTTTCTAACTCCTTAATTTTGTTGATTCGTTTGCCTAGCCATGCCACTACTGGCACTGCCCATGAGTTGCCAAGGGCTTTATATCTCGGTCCGTCAGGACATTGGTCGGCAGGCTTGCCACGATAGGGCACTTTCGTATAACCATCTGGAAAGCCTTGTAAGCGTTCACATTCTGTTGGGGTCAAGCGTCTAACCGTGGTAGTTGCGTGTTGGTACTGACGTATTGCTCCACCACTAGACATCTGATCTGAGTCCATCCCTCTAGCACCAAAGCCTGTCGTCAGTGTAGGGTGTACGTCTATTAGTGGCATTGAGTATGTCACCCCGATACCATTGCCACCTTGCTCTGGTGAGCGTCCTATCTGA